GACAAGCTGAAGCAGGCGAGAGCAGAGTTCGAGGCGTCGGACGTCACGGTCGGCGGCGACCCGAACAAGGGTGCTCACGCTGGTGGTCCAGGTGCGTTCAAGCCGAGGCCACTTCTCAATCCAGCCGCCGGTAGTCAGGCTGATCCATTTCAGACTCAGGTGGACAGTATCAACAGGCACATAGCGGCGCTCAACGCGGACGCGGCGGCGGTCGGCAAGACCGCTGCGGAGCATCAGCAGCTTCGCACCGAGGTGTCGCTGCTGCAGGCCATCGAGCGAGAGGGCGGCGAGGTCACTCAGGCGCAGATCGACAGCTACGCCGTTCTTCGCGCGTCCATGACGCAGCAGGAGGCGCTGACGGCGGCAGGCATCGAGCTGAACCAGCGGCACGCGGACTCGTTCACCAGCGTGTCGCAGCGAATGCTGACGGCGGCCGACGCCGCGGACAAGACCAAGCTCGCCTTTCAGGGCATCCAGAACGCCGTGCAGTTCGGAGGCAATCAGCTCATAGACATCATGGACGGTCTGCGCAATAAGACCCTGAGCGCCGCAGACGCCATGAAGAATCTGACGAACAATCTCATTCGCGCTCTGGAGCAGGCTCTTCTTCTGGGTCAGGGACCGCTGGCCGGACTGCTGGGAACAGCGACCTCGGTTCCAGGTGGAACCGGAGGTCTCGGCGCGATTTTCTCGTCCTTCTTCAGTGGAGCCAGAGCGAGCGGTGGCAGCGTGTCCGCCGGCGGAGCGTATCTTGTCGGAGAGAACGGACCAGAGCTGTTCAAGCCGAACGCCTCAGGGAACATCATACCCAACGCGATGTCCGCGGGAAGAGGAGGCGGTCAGACGGTGGAGATAAACAACTACGTGTCCGCCGACACGGAGACTCGCACGCAGAGACGGCAGGATCCAGCAGGCGGAGAGCGCATGATCGTAGACATAGTTCGCAAGGCTCAGGCCAGAGGCGACTTCGACGACGTGAACAGAGGACGGTTCGGCGTTCGACCGACCAAGGTGCGATGACTAACACTTGGCCCTCTACTCTTCCGCAGTGTCCTCTCCTCAACAACTTCTCCGAGGAGAGGCAGGTCAACGTCGCCTCGTTTCAGGGAAGCGTGGGGACGGCGAAGATGCGTCGTCGCAGCACCGCAGTCTCAACACTCACCGCGGTCGCGTTTCGCCTGACGAGCGCGCAGCGACTCACGTTCAACACGTTCTTCGAGACCACGCTGGCGGACGGAACGCTGCCGTTCGAGTGGCTGCATCCCATAACGAAGGTCAACTACACGTGGATCTTCAGGCCTGAGGAGGTCCCCAAGATTGACCGCATGACCCCCGGCACCTTCCGTGTCAGCTTCAACCTGCTGAGACTTCCGTAGCCATGCCGCGCAACATATCTCTGTCGTTTCGTCAGTCTGCCGAGGCCAACTTCTCGGACGACGTGGATCTCTGCTTTCTTACGATATCACACCCCACGCTGATAGATCCAATTCGCGTGGTGTGGGACACGAAGGACTTCGTCTATGGGGGCCACACCTTCGTCGGGTTCCCGTTCGACATCACGCTGCTGTCGGACGACGAGCAGCCTCCCACGGCGAAGCTGACGATACAGAACGTCGACCCGCGCATCGGCGACACGGTGCGTCTTCTGCAGTCGCCGCCTCGCCTAAAGATGGAGCTTCTGTCCTCTACGGACTTCGTGCTGACCAACGATCCGCGAACAGAGGTGGGGTCTCCTGTGCCTACGGTCGTCTACATGGCGGACAAGCTGTTCCTCACCAACATTCAGGTGGACGTGCTGGCCATCTCTGCCACGATAGTCGGCTGGGACTATCTGCAGAGAGTCTGGCCGGGTCAGCGAGCGCTGCAGTCCACTTTTCCGGGACTCTTCAGATGAGTAGACCGTGGTTCGAGAAGTACGTCGGTCTTCCGTTCGTGGACGGAGGACGCGACTGGCCGGGGGTCGACTGCTGGGGTCTCGTGCGACTGGCGTTCAAGACCGAGCACAAGATAGAGCTCCCGACGTACGGAGACATTCCGGCGTCGGAGCTGATACGCATAGCCTACAAGGTCGCCGAGGAGACGGCGAAGGAGCCGTGGCACCCCGTCGATAAGCCGCAGATGTTCGACATGGCCGTCATGTATAGGAAGCACGCTCCCATTCACGTCGGTCTCATGGTGGATCACAGAGTTCTGCACATAGAGCGCGCGACCTCGGCTGTTCTGGTGCCCATGAGTCATCAGACTGTTCTGTTTCGCAATCTGAAGTTCTTTCGTCACACGGAGATGATGAGTGTCGAATCGGCTCGATAAGAACAAGGTGGCAGTCGCCTATCGCGAGCCGTTCGCGTTCGGCAGCACGCCGTATCGCGATCTGCGAGTCGGCGGCGAGACGATAGCGGAGATCGTGCGCAGCGTTCCTCGGCTTCCGGACATGTTCGAGTCTCGAGGCGTGGTCTGCATAAACGGCGAGGAGGTTCCTCGCGAGATGTGGAGTCGCGTCCGGCCGAAGGTGTCTACGGGTGAGCTGCCGATAGCGGTGACGCTGCACTGGCCTCTGGGAAATCTCGGAGGCAGCAACTCGGGTAAGTCCATCATAGCGCTCGTCGCCGCGATAGCGCTGATAGCCGTGGCGACTGCGATCACGGGCGGTGCTGCTGCCGTCTTCACCGGGTTCGGAGAGGCTGGTCTGTTCGCGGCTGGCTCTACGAGCGCGACCCTGCTTGCCAGTGCTGTCAGCGTCGCTGGTGCTTTGGCGATCTCTGCTCTCACCGCGCCACCTACGCAGGACATCGCCTCCGGCGCGGGAGAGAGCTCAGCTGACAACAGAGAGTCTGCGTCGGCGCAGGCCAACCTCATCAATCCGGGCGGCGCGATACCTCGCGTCATAGGCACCAGAAAGATATATCCTCCGTTCGTCACTGAGCCTCTGGTGGAGCTCGTAGACGACGACGAGTACGTAGAGGCGCTGATGGCGCTGAATGGTCCTCATCAGCTGGAGGATCTCAGGGTCGACGGCGTGTCCATAACGGATGCCGAGGACGTAGAGTTCGAGACTCGCGAGGGATGGGAGAGCGACATGCCCGTCACGTTGGTGACGAGGCAGGGAAAGACTTCTGCTCCTCAGATCACCATGTCGCAGCCGACGCTGAAGTCGGACAACATCAGCTTGGCTCATCCGAGCTTGCCCGAGACTGACTTGTCCGTCTGGCACGGAGTCGCAGCGAGAAACTCTCCGGACGAGATCTGGTTTCACTTCTTGCTGCCCGGTGGTCTGGCGATCGCGGGCAACTCTAGATGGCGCATTCCTCTGAGGATACGAATGCGTCTGCGCGGCTCAAGCACGTGGATAAATCTACCGGAGATACACTACGCGAACGACACGATCAGGCAGCTACGCTTCGCCGTGCTGTTCAAGTGGCAGGACGCGGCTGATCCTCTAGAGACGGTTCCAGCGAACAACGGCTTCGTCTACGCGTTCTTCGATCCGATAGATCAGACGGTTGATCCCCCCACGCCGTCTGATCGCAGCTGGACGGCAGACTCGTACTTCGACAGGGGAGGGGGTCACCACTACTTCAACAACGGCAACGAAGATACCTCTCGCATAATAAACATAAACCTGTTCGACAACCGAGCCGAGATCTATCTCAGTGAAGCCTCCTTCCCGAAGGGGATATACGAGTTCGAGGTCAAGCGCGGAGTGTCCTTTCAGGACAGCGCGTTCAACGAGACCAACTATACCTACGCTGCGCAGCAGGTAGACTTCTTCTGGTATCAGAACGTGTCGTCTCCGCAGGTCACCAACCAGACCAACGTGTCGGACCGACTGTCGTTCATCAGAGTCATATCGGTTTGGAACGACTATCCAGTCAAGAAGTCCGGTTTCGCACTGATGGCTCTGAGAGCTGTCAACAGAAACATTCAGAGGATCTCGACTGAGGCGTCTGGCTACGTCAAGGACTGGGACGGCTCGGGATGGAACACGTGGACCACTACCTCTAATCCTGCGCCGCACTACGTCGACGTCTTGTCGGGTGCTCAGAATCTGGATCCTCTTCCTTCGGATCTTCGCGACGACACAGGAATACTGGCTTGGCGCACGCTCTGCACAGACAACGAGTGGACGTGCGACACCATAGTAGACGACATGAGAACGCAGGACGTTCTCGCCACGCTGGCGGCCTGCGCGTATGCCAAGCCGTATCAGTCGGATCAGTACGGGGTGACGGTCGACAACGACCGCAGCGAGGACGTGCCTGTTCAGGTGTTCTCTCGCATCAACACTAGCAACATGCACTTCGACCGCGCGTTCGTGAGGCCGCCGGAGGGCTTCGTCGTCACCTACCGGGACAATCTCTCAGACGACGACAGAGCACAGACCTTCGTCTATCAGCGAGATCCGTCGATAGCTACGACTGGTCTTCTGGAGTCCATCGCCTACGAGGGGCTGGTGGACTTGGCCAAGGTTCGGGCTCGCGCTCAGTTCGATCTAGATCAGGCAAACCTGCGATCCACGTTCTACACGTTCGACACGGACATCGAGTCCATCGTCTGCAGGCGCGGCTCCCTAGTCGGTCTACAGCACGACATTCTTACCTCCCGGTCGGGCGACGCTCGCATCAAGACTGTGACGAAGGGTAACAGTCCTCTGCAGATAACCGGACTGATACTGGACTCCACGATCCCGGTGACGAACGAGCCTGACATGCACTCCGTGACAGACTTGCATTCTGTCGCAGACATGCACTTGGTAGGCGTGACCACCGGCATAGCCATTCGAAGAAACGACGGAACGCTCTCGACGCATCTTCTCAGCAACTCTACCGGGGAGACCAACACGGTTACTCTGGCCGTGCCGTTCTCTGATCCCGGCACGATCGTTGGGTTCTCCGACACGAACTACGAGTACGGCTGCATGATCACGGCTGGAGATCTGCACAGCGAGTATCGTCGGATGCTGGTGTTCTCCGTGACGCCTCAGGCCGACCTGAAGGCCTCCGTAACTCTCGTGGACGAGGCTCCGTCTTTGCTGCGATACGGCAGCAATCCTCTGTTCACGATGGGAGAACTCAGTGCTCTGTACGCGATGGACGGAACAAGTCGACTCTCAACTGTGGGGTAGTAGATGACATCGTTCGCAGACTTCGCTATCGTTACTCCGGCTGCAGGTGACTACATCGCGGGTCACTTGGCGGCGGGCGGAGCTGGATCAGATAGAAGATATACTAGAGCGAGCTTAGCCAATCCGCCGACGGACGACGGCATGGCGCTCGGCTCTCTCACTGGTCCGCTCAGGTGGTCTGATCTCTATTTGGCCTCTGGTGCCGTCATCGACTGGGGCAGCGGGAACGTCGTCGAGACGCACTCGGCCGCTACCCTCACGTTCACCGGACTGACGACGCTGACTCTCGGAGCGGCGTGCGCCGTGACCGGGGGATCGTTCAAGGCGGCCAGTCCGTCGGGCGGCGTCGGCTACTCGACTGGCGCAGGCAACACGGTGACGCAGCTGTCGAGCAAGTCTACGACGGTCGCCTTCAACGCGCTGTGCGGCGCGATCACGCTGAACGGCGCGACGCTCAACGCTCAGACGGTCGTCTCGTTTACCTTCACGAACACGTCGATAGCCGCCACCGACGTGCTGATATTCAATCACATCTCCGGCGGAACGATCGGAGCGTACTTCATGAATGCTCAGGCGGCTGCAGGCTCGGCGACTGTGAATATCAGAAATATGACGGCTGCCAATCTGACTGAGTCTCCCGTCATTCAGTTCGCCGTCATCAAGGCCGTCAACTCATGACCAGCACAGAGCAGCGCGTACAGCTATTGATCGGCGCTCAGGCCATCCAGATCTGCGAGCTGCAGTCGCAGCTCGAGATCGCTGCGACAAAGATAGAAGAGCTCACTGCTCAGCTAGCTGCGAAATCCGAGAAGGGGAACACAGATGGCGCTTGATCGCCTCACACCGTCCAGCACGACTCCCGGAGCCGTCGACGGCGACGACTACATGGATCAGGTACTGGAGGAGCTGACTGGTCTCTGGAACCGAGCTACCATAACTCTCACGGCCGTCTCGGGAACGAACACCATCACGGCGACTGCTGCTCCGGCGCTGACGGGCGCTCTGGACGGCAACATGAACTTCATACTGAAGCCAGCCGCTAC